CAATGCTACTACTATAATATTCAATTAATTCTAGCTTATATTTAAAATTATCTAATCGCTCTCTGGCCGATGAATAAAATACAAAATTATCAAAAGCACTATAATCAATACCTAAGTCAACTCCTGCTAATGAGCCAGAAAAATACGAATCTAATATCTGTTGCGACGTTGATAAATTAGATCCTAGTAAATCGTTCCATGATTTAAATTCTGTTTCTGTAATAGTCGTATAACCTGGGTCAATTGCAAAATTCGCGCCACGTAATATTACATTATCTTCGGATACTGGCTCATCATATACAATTATATTATCAATAAACGATTCTGCTACTTCTTGTACGATCCAAGACTTATCATTACGATCTATATCATCCGGTAATGGTTCATATAACTTTACAACAAACTCATCATCCTGTAACCAAGATTTTTGATTGATAATTTTAAAAATACGATTATCACCAAAATTCAATGATAAGAATGAATCTAACCCTACGCCATATTGGGTTAAATAATTTTGAATCATGTTAGCATGATCTGCAGGATTATCTACAGGAACATGCTTAAGTATTAGTTCTCTTCTATCGCCTGAAATTTCTCGGATAAATACCATCGGAAAGTCAGGAGACCCTAATATATTTCTATGAATGTTAACTACAGCTTCAAATTCGCCTCGACGTACGCCAAAATTAGACATTGCTGCTGCAATGTCAATATTCAATTCTTCATTGACTATTTGAAAATCTGATATCGGTCCGCCGATAATATATGTTCCGGTATCACGTGTATAAGCATGAAGTTCTATAACAGGCGTATCAGTAGGCGTAATATTAGATTCTTCCAACTGTAATAGCGGTATATCAGATTGACGCCATACAATACCTCGTACGACACCGTCTTTGATTAAAATATCATCTTTATTTGTAAAACGCTCTAAACTCATTCTGGTAAATAATTATCGAATGTAGCACCTGGTACATATCGTTTAACAATTGCAGCTGCCGAAGCCGGCCATTCAATTCCGAACTTTTTAGTATTGCCGACATTCTGTACACGTTGACGTAATTGTTGAATTGATTTATATATATCTTTAACAAATTTTGTTGTGGTTATTTCGACAGCATTTGTAAACGTAGTTATTTCTACAGCCAATGCCGATAGTTCTGCATTTATATTAATAATTACGTTGATATCATCTAAGATCGATCTAAAAGTATCGATATTATCTGCTTCTTGTATTCTAGTTAAAATTTGATCAAAATCGCCAGCAACTTGATTATATAATGTCCGTAACTCTTCTTTACGTTCATCTATTTCTACAGCTCTTTGATATATAGACATGTTAGTACTATACTCCGATAATAATGTACGATTAGGATTATTTTTATCATTCATAGCATTAGCTAAACATTGAATAACAAATTTATCATCACGCATTAATAAATTATTACGTGTATTATCAAATCGTCTAGGCAATGCATATTCATTATCATTTGCTATACTAGTTGCATATCCCTTTGCAACTTTAAATACTGCAAATGCAGCACCTAATCCAGGTAATGCAGTTAATAAAGGTACACCGACAGATCCAATAACTGCACTAGTTGCAGCTGCTGCGCCATATGTAGCTGCATTCTGGGCAACGCTTTCAACACTTTCAATATCATCTGCCAAACTAGATTGTATTTCGGGTACACGACACCAATTGCCGGCAACATCATCTTCTTCTTCGCGACTCAATTCGGCCGTAACTCGTCCAGATTTTTCTATCAACTTAAATAAACTATTTTCTGATTCTTTAGTTTTAAGTCCGTTACGAATTCGTTTAACATATTTCCATTTATCCTGTGATAGAACAATACTTAATAAGTCTGATTCATCACCTAACCCAATTGTTTCTTCTACAATATTAGCTAAACTACGTTGTGTACTATTTAATGTTTGTAATGTATTTGATAATACAGCAGATGCTTCTTCAAACTTATCATATATTATTGGAATAATAGAATCTATCTGAGATTGCTGTAATAACTGATCTTCTAATTCGGCTAAACGAACTTCATCATAGTATTTAATACTACCTTCTGGCTCATATAGATTTAAGTTTTCTATATCAAACGGTGCACTAGCATTACTATAATTGTTAATATAGTTTTGATATTCAATAACATCCATTCTATCAGCTTCAATGATATGAGGAAATGAATTCCATACGATGTCATCGCCATTTCTAGTATTACTGTCTACATTTTCTGCTTGTAAAGGTATAATGCCGCCGGCTTGTACTAGCTGATTTATATAACCAGCGACTTGGTATCGGTCATCTGTCTCATACACGCCATTGACAGATACTGGCGGCTCGTCAATAAATCCACGCAAAGAAATGTTATTAGTATATGCATATGCTCTAAATACTTCAGCATCAGTAACTTGTTTCCAATATCCATTGGTCATAATACGTACAGATGTAATTAAATCATTTAATGGATTTGTATCTTCATTTTGTATGAGCGCATCAAATTCTCCGGTATCTAAATTACCGGCGGCATCAACAGGCCATGTAAGAATGACCATACGACCTTCAAATCTAGTACGAAATCCTTCTAATAAAGTTTGCGTTTGATATACTTTTTCAAAATAAGAATTTGAACTAACATCATAATAATCGCCCGGGTCACGTTTAAACGGCTCGCCTTGTTTATAGCCGCTTTTATATCGTACATCGCGATTCCATTCTGAACTACGATCGGTAACTGCACGAGCATTGAATTCAGCAAATGCATTTACTTCTTCATTTGCAATTTCCGTTATACCATCAAATGACATATCAAAGGTAGCTAACTGTTCATTTGAAGCTTCTTTTATATCATTGTATGTTAATTTACGTTCAACTAACATTACCTCTAACGTTTTATAATTAGGTATCGGATATGCAATGTTGTTACGTATATAAAAAACACAAAATATTTCATCAACGTTACCAGTTTCTGGTATTTGCTGCGGGCCTTTAGTTAAATATGCATCGTGATAATCTAAAGGTATTAATGGATTGACCGGATTAATTAAAAATATATTATCTGTAACATCTTCGTCTATATCGATACTTGGGATTTCGTCGTCTATAAACGTTTCCCATTCATCATCTAACAAATCATCTAACGTATCATTATCTACAGACGGTATAAATCTACGCATCTTATAGTTTACATGTTCTTCGGCTGAAACATTACAATTTAATACGTTCCTAGAACTTCTACTAGGTCTCTGAAACTCTGGAATTATAATTTGTTCAACTACCGGATCCGGTTGATCATCTTGTAACAATCTACCTTGTTGATATATAGGATTATCAGGAAACTCTTGACGTAGAATTTCTAATAACAACTCATTTGGTTGTATATCACGTTCATCTTCTCTAGGCTTTGTTGATAAGAAATTAGCCATTATCTAACTACCTTGAAATAATATCCTTTATCGTGTATTTGAACGTCATTACCATTATCTCGTTCTACTTTAAGTATTATTTTATAAAAGCGTTCTGGTAAAAATGTATTCAAATCTAACTTTATAAAGTTACCGTTAGTATCACATGATACACGAGTTGCTTTAATATCAAATGGAATTATAGTCTCTTCAGTAACGGCATCTTTAATAGAGTAGTAAGATGTTATAGGCAATCTATCTTGAGTTAAATAGAATGAGCTAGTTTGGTAAGATTTACTAGGAAACTCTGGCCGAACCCCAATTCTAAATTTTGCCTTTTCCGTGTCTCTATATTGATCACGTATATTTTTAAAATAAGGAACGTATATATCAGATGTGATTTCTGTAAACGAACCAGTACCAGCTAATGTAGAATCGTCCCATGCAATTTCTAATCTAGGTATGTATATTGAATTAGTATCTCGACTAAAAAACTTAATATTACCATACACATTCGAATTTGTTTCATCGCTAGTAGATCTTTTTATCATAAACCCATTGTTAGGTATTTCATCGTTTACCCACTTAGCTATAATATCCGTTACATTCATACGTATATCGGGCGTTGCTGCATTATTAAACGATTGACTAGCTTCATAACCAGAACCGGTTATCCATGTCCCGCCGCCCACTCTAGTACTCGTTTGGCCTTTACTATGACCAGACCCGGTATCCCAAAGTAGTGGGTTAGCAGAATCTGCACCGTTACGTGTATACCATGATGCACCTAAGTGCGCCGGCGGGTTATCATCATAATCGCCAACGCCTTCAGACCATGACTCTGAAACAGGATATGCATAAACTGTATAATCATTAGGTAAAGTATCAGCACTTGCTGCACGTACGTTGATATATGCAGATGCGGAAGTAGCGCCATTACCAATAGGAGGAATTTCGCCGGCGGCTATCGAAGCTTTTAATGCAGTAATTTGAGAGTCAAAGTCTAATATAATTCTAGAGTTATATGTTTGACCTAAACGTTCTCCTAAAAACAACGAACCACTGACATCTTTATTTAACTCTAATATCGGATCACCGCCAGAATTACGATCAGGATGCCGTTCGTACAATGTTGTATCTCGTTCTGCAAAATATAATCGATACATTATTAAACTCCTACAACTCTACCTTTAATATCCGTGGCGGGATACTTTACTTCAAAAATACATGGATCCAAGCTTGGATATACTATTTGATGTTTAGTAGCCGTCTTAATATCGTATACATTACCACTATATCCGGCGTTACGATCATACTTATTTATAATTTCTAAACTAGGAATACTTTGTACACCTTCTAATTTATCTAGATCAGATATAAGGCTATTGATATTTATCGATCCATTAATCTGCATTCTATTATTACTTAATAACGTACGTAATCTATTAACACATCGTAATAATACTTCATTACTACTAACATTAGGCCTAGGTATTACTTCAAACTCTACGCCGATATTAACAATATATGCAGTTTTTATGTTTACCGCATCTGTCAATAGTCTATAATTAGATAAATACGTACGTAAATTTTCTTTAATTACTTCGTTCAGCGCAACAAAGCTGCCATTTGCATCATATCCTAATGTATATAAATTTAACGCTAAAGGATTGCTGATAACATCTTGCGGATATTCTTTATCTGAAGTATCTATTTGTGTATCGCCTACTATATAAGCTTTTGCTACAGATCCGTATCTAACAGGCATTGCATAACATCTAGTAATATAATCTTCTCTAGTAATAGCTCTGTTTTGTGCAGCAAATGATGCTAATGCATTTTGTCGTATTTCTTCAACATTATCTTTTTGTAAACCTCCAACGGCCGAGCTCGGGTTGTTTACGGCAACCGAATTCTTAACAAATGTCAAATCTAAATTATTAAACTCTGTTAATGAATTATATGTAATATCATCAATTTGATTAAGTCTATTCGAACCTACATTATCCGTTACTCCGCCGCCGATTGTATACGTTACAGTTAATGTTTCATTGTTCGGAGCTAACCCATATGTACTAGTATATAAAAAGTTTGAAGGGTCGATATTGGAGTTTGTAGTACGTGATAGATAATCTAATCCTAGTCCTACATTTTTAGGATTTGGTATGATTTCTTCATCCGCATCTGAACTAACGCCTGACCCAAATTGTATTTCTGTACGTAAATCTTCTCTTATACGTGTTACAAATCTACGCGGCGTTTTACGTAATTTTAAAATATATGGAGATGAACTTCGGTATATAGCTAACTCTGGATCATTAAATGGCACATTTGCAATATCTTCGAATATAGTGTCTTGAGCTAAATAATTTACTTCGTTCCATGTCGTGCCGGCGTCGCTAGTAACACTTACAATATCTAATACATTTTCTTCAGGTAATGTTATCTTATCATACGGCTTAGGATCATTAAATGTATAAGTACGTGTTACAATTTCACCGGAAATAGCTTTGACTGTTTTCTTGTATAGATAATACTGCACATTACCGGTATCATCTATTTCATATACAGATACATTTACAGGGTCAAATGAACTAGATACAGTAAAATCTACAGGCGCTAATGTACGAAATGTTACATCATCCTCGCCAGAAACTAGCATGCCCGCTTGTATTGATAATGCATATCGTGTATCCGGACGGATATCTACACCGTTGCCTATAGCCGGTATTAGTTGAAATACATCTAAATCTACAATAGCTGGCGCATTTAATTTAGGCTTGTATCCAAATAATTGAGATAATTGTAATACATTGCCTTCTTCGCGTGCAGTGCGTAATAATGATTCTCTATACGAAACATCGGTATAATATGATAACACATCGCCGACATACGACGCCATTTCCAAAAACATCATACCAGGCGATGATTCGTTAAAATCATTGTACGTGTTAGGAAAATATTGTTTAGTAAAATTAATTAGATTTTGACGAAATTGTGCAAAATCTTTATTAAGATACTTTACATCCTTTTTAACTAAACTCATCAATATCCTCCAAATGTACCTACAGGCACTAACTCAACATCTGTATTTAATTTAGGTTCTGCTACACGTACAACATTTTCGCTAGCGAAGACATTAATAACAAGATTAGCGCCAGATTCTGTTACTCTAAATGCAATACGTAATTGTAATTCATTATATTCACTATACGTATCAATTGAATCAATGACTATATATGGTAGCCAAAAATTAATATCATCTATAATCGACTCTACTAGTTCATCTTTTGTAGTATCTGTAATTTGACGAAATAAAAACTCACGTATTCTTGTACCAAAGTTTGGTTGCATAAAACGCTCACCCTTTCCCGTTAGTAATAAATTTTTTAGATTGCTAATCGATTGTTCTTCTGTGGTGTATGATAAATTAAATACGCCAAATCCGCTATCAGACCCAGATGCGTAATTATTAGTATCGCCTTTACTATCTGCAGCTTTATTAAATGGCAATAATACGCCAACTGCTACATCAGGGCGTTCTTTAATAGGTGCATATTGATAGATAGTACGTGCCAATATTATTTACCTTTTTTCTTATTTATAGCTTTCATTAATGCAGAATAATCTTTAGTCATTGCATCTACAACTGTAGCTACATTTTCATCTGCCATGTTAACAGGCGCACCATTAATATCTGTCATAGGAGCAACTGTAGGCGTACTTGAAAACGCTTGTGCCATTTCAGATCTATAATTCATTGTTGCCCAATCATCTTTAGGCAATGCAGACGTTTCGTTTAATATATCATTTAACATATCATTTTTAACGTATTGTTTTTTAGCAACACGTTCGGCACTATTA